GGTTCGTCAAGTGGGTGGATCGGAACTGGGGAAGCGGGTAGGATGACTTTCAGCGGCACCATTACATCGCCGCAGGGGAACCACCCCACAGAAGATACGGCGCCTTCCCCCTCCGCGCCGAATCCGCCTCCCCGGGAGTAATGGCCTGGGGAGGCACTTTGGAGGTGTGATGGGATTCCAGGGAGCCCTTTTCAGTTCCGAGGAGAGCTGCTGGCAGACGCCGGACTGGCTTTTCCAGCAGCTTGACGACGAGTTCCACTTCGTTCTCGACGCAGCCGCAGTCGCCCAGGACGCGAAGTGCGCCGTATACGTGGGCCCCGACAACCCGGTCCATGACCAACGAGACGCTAGGTTCCACGAGTGGCCGGGGCATGGCCCAGCGTTCCAGAACCCCCCGTATGGCCGGGGCGTTGGTGAGTTCGTTCGAGCGTGCTGCAGGGAGGGAGTGCGCCGGGTGGTAGTCGCACTGATCTTGGCTCGCACGGACACCGCGTGGTGGCACAACTACGTGATGGACATCGCCGCTGAGGCTCGCCTCATACGAGGCCGCGTGAGGTTCATTGACCCCGAGACCGGGGAGGAGCGGGACGCATGCCCAGCGCCGTCTGTGGTGGTGGTGTGGAGACCTGAGCACTCTGGGCCCACTGTTGTATCGAGCATGGAGCAAAGGAGATGACCGACCCCCGCGACTACGACCCCCGCAAGCGCGATGCCGCGTTGCCCGAGGACAGCCGCCACAGGTACGAGCGGCATCCCAACCACCGCGAACGAAAGCTGGCCAGGGGGATGTGCTCGGAGCCAAGGTGCAGCACGTGCGACAACACAGGCATGCCCCTCGACGGGGTGAACGGTAGCCAAGCCGCCCATCTCAGGGGCTGCCCGGACTGCGGGAGACCAGCAATCACAGTGCCGAGGAGGAGGAAGCGGTGATGGAGGTTGAGGAGGTCTATGAGAAGTGGCGAGAGACCATCCCCCAGGGGCTCGTCATGCCCGATGGTGTCGGCGACACCGTGGACGACTTCTCAGTATCCAAAGCCTCGGACTGGGACTCTGATCGAGATACCTAGGATCCAGATCGGGGATCTCCGCGTGCGGGCGCAAGGGAAGCGGGCTGTCACGATTCCGCGGGCCTGTCAAGTCGGAAAAGGTATTTGACTAGTTCGGGGGAAGGAGTAGGCTAGGGATCGGCGAGACGCATACCGCTTGCCGCTAGGTCAAACGCGTTAGGAGGCCACGTTGCCGAACCTGGAGTACCGAGGAAACCCAGGCATGATGCGCCCCAAGTGCGGCGCCAAGCTCCGTCAGGTTCGCAACCGCACATGCCTTCGCCCAGTGATGTGGGATGCCGAGGACGAGGCCCCCGTTGGCCACGGTCGGTGCAAGTTCCACAGCGGCGGATCTGGCCACCCTGCCCAGGAGGCCACGAAGACCCAGCGAGGCCGCATCCTCAACCTCGTCATCCTGATGCGAAAGCGGTTCTCCGAGAAGCACAGCGAGCGAGCCAAGGCGATGGTGTGGACCTACGAGGGCAAGTCGATCCCCGAGGTGTGCCGGCGCTCCGACTGCACCCCCGAGGAACTGGCCCGCTGGCAGCGCAGCCCCATGTGGAAGCGCATCGCCAAGGAACGGCGTGAGCGGTGGGACCTGGCCAACGCCGAAGCGAAAAAGGCGCCCCCGAAGCTGACGACGAAGAAGCGGGCCAAGGCAACGGTGAAGGGGCTCAAGGGGGTGCTCAAGTGATTCACGACACCCCGTGCCCCGTGTGCTCCCAGATCTCCACGCTGCTGGATGTGATGGACGCCCGCATCGACGGGCTCGAGGACGGCGGGCCTGAGCAGCACTCACGAGCCGACGAGCTTCGACGATGGCGGGATCGCATCAAGCAGCAGCTCGACCGAGGCAAGACCCCGAAGCCCGACGAGCAGACCACGCAGATGGTGGACGACTGGCCGCGCAAGCTCGAGGAACGAAAGCGGGCCATCCACAGCGGCGAGCTCACCCCCGACAATGCCTACCCCTGCGGCGGCGGAACCTGGTGATCCAGGCGCCTTGATAACTTGCGCCACTTACGGTAGCGTAAGCCCCCGTGAAGCCCCTCAGACAAGTGATACTCACCAGCGGCGAGGTCGTGACCCGGACGCTTCGTGGAGCTCGGAACGTCTTCGGCCCCCGCGAGGTGCTCCAGGTTCGTGAGCGAGGCTTCCGCAACCACGGCTGCCAACGGTACGAGAAGTGTCTATCACTGGCAGCGGACCACGAGGGCGACTGCTTCGACTTCTGGACGTGCCGCGGATGCTGGAGAGCCAGCGGACTGTGGACGCCCTACGCGTTCCGCGACAACCTGCTCAAGCGCGGAGACATACGCACCCCGCCGTCCAAGGCCCCGCGCAGCACGTGCTCCCGTCACGGCGCGCCCTACGACCGTCCCAGGGGCCGGCGCTGCCCAGCGTGCCGTGAGGAGTTCGGCCAGGCTGCGGCCAGGCGCCACGCCACCACCCGCGCCCAGGCACCGATGTGCAAGGAGTGCGACGAGGCACCAGCGAAGATCCACGGGCTGTGCCAGACGTGCTACCACCGGGAGCACAAGCATCGGCGTGTGAGGGGCTACGGGTTCGCCAGCCCCTTCGTCTGCGCGGGCTGTGATGGTCGGGGCAAGCTCCCCCAGCACGGGCTGTGCGAGGCGTGCTACGAGGAGATTGAGCGGCGCTACCAAGCCGAGAAGGCAGTACGCAAGAGCGAGGGGCATAGACGGGCGTGGGCTCGAATCAAGGAGGAAGGCCATGTCAGCGCTTGAGCTGCCGAAGTGGGGGACGTGTGGGGATTGCCGGTGGTACTCGAAGAACTGCCTCGGGCTCCCTTCGTGCTCCAGGTTTCCGGGCGTTCCATCGGATGAGGCCGAGGGCCGGGCGCTGCATCACAACGCCACATGCGGCGAGTGGGAGCCGCCCGAGGGCAAGGTGTGCGGGAACTGTGGCCTTTGGGGGGAGATCAGCGGGTTGATGGATCCGGGTGACAGATCCAGGAATGGGTGCACTCTCAATGGGTACGCAACAACCGCTTCACTTCAGACGTGCCCCAACTGGCGCTGGAGAGGCCCCGACGATGCCACCGCGTGAGCGATTCACCGAGCGCCTGAACGTCAAGCTGAGCCCAGCCCAGAAGGCGTACCTGCGGCGTCAGGCCCGCAAGAAGCGGTCGGTCGGCGCGGTGATTCGGGACATGATTAACGAGGCCCGCGGGGTGCCTGCGGTGAGTGGGGGTGCGGGGTGAGCAAGGTCTACGAGTTCAGCAACGAGACAGTGAAGTTCGATGACGTGACGCCAGTGGGCTACATGATGGCGTCCAGCGTCAGCCGAATCGAACCGGGCCATCCGGTGATGGTCGTGATCGACGACTGCGATCGCGCGTGGGCGCTTGGTGTCGATGAGGTGGAGACCGTGATGGAGTTCCCCGCTGGTGCGGAGTCTCTACAGGAATACGGCTTCTGCCTTGGTCGCCTGGATCGGAAGGACGATGTCTGAGATCGCATGGGTTGGTCCGATGCACGCCCTCCCTGAACTACCGCCTGAGCCGATCATGGCGTACCACCAACGGATGCTTGACGAGAATAGCGGACGCAGAATCGCGGTGATCAGTGACCACGTCTGCCTCCTCGACGACGGCACCGTGTGCGAGTTCCGGGGGGTGGCGCATCTGCCATCCCCTGTCTCGTGCGTCATCGGGTTCGCCCATGCTCGGCCCCACCATCGCCACAGCCGACCAGCTAGGCGGCGAGGCGTGGCTGGAGTGGCTGCGTGGGGAGGGGTTGCTGTGACCGCGCCCGTCATCGTCGTCATCGCATCCGTTGCTGCCTCGCTTGTGGGGTACGTGATGGGCCGTATTCGGGGTCACGCGGTTGGCTACCAACGCGGGCGCCGCGAGGTGCTGGAGTCGATGGCATGGAACACCGCACCAGATACGCTGGATGAGCGGCTGCGCGCCTTCGACGATGCGATGGAGAAACAGTGATCAGCTTCACCCACGGCGCCGTCGTCAATCCGTGTTCGCCCGCAGATGGCGACGGTGCTGTGTGGAGGTTCAAGTGATTCCAACACCAGAGAGCCAAGGCATGGCGTTCCTCGTGTGGTCCTGGTACGACGCCCCAGACGAACTCAAGGCGCTGTCTCGGCACGGCGGCGATGAGGACTGGATCGGGCTGTGCCCGCTTGGCGAGGAGATGCCGATGTGGATGGAGTGCCCGAACTTCGGCTGTTGCGATGTAAGCGAGCACAGGCTGGACGACGGCCGCGTCGTGGCGATTGGGGCCCACGCATGATTCGACACCTACCTGAGAAGATGACGCCGGCCCTCGGCGTCCAGTTCCGTGACCTGACAAACCCCGGCGCCAACGCGCCGACCAAGGAGCAACCATGACCGTGGAGAAGGTAAGCCTGTACAACCGCAACGGGCAGTTCGTGATGGGCGAAGGCGCCACCCGCGAGGAGGCCAAGGCCAGCGCCAAGGAGCAGTTCCACGCCCTACTCGGCAAGGAGGCTGAGGTGGTGCGCGAGACCTACGAGGTGGACGACAAGAGCCAGGCCCCTGGCCTCAGCTTCAAGGGCCGCCTGTCCCACGCTCTCCAGGCCCTGCGCGTCGAGCGCAAGATCACCCAGGCCCAGGCCGTCGAGAAGTTCCCCGCCTCGTTGAAGGTGGACCAGGGCGCGCTGTCGAGGATGGAGAACGGCAAGCAGGCGTTCTCGTCGTTCCTGGTGGACCACCTGCTGAAGGCCTACAGCGTCGAGCCCATCGAGCTGCTGGGGAGGATGAGCAAGTGACTGAACCCGATATGCCAGCCGATGCCGGGATGCTCAAGACCGCGGACGCCGTGAGCGAGGCCGTGGCGAACAAACGCGAAGGGCTGCTGCGCCGCATGCTCCAGAAGCTCAGCGGTAGTCGCTGCCGAACCTGCGACTGCTACATGCCCCAGGCCGAGGGCGACAACCCGCTGGTGGGCCTGTGCCGCCTGCATCCCCCTATCGCGGTGACGAACTCAACCCCCGTCTACGACAAGGAGCCCGACGAGGGGGGCGTGGTGAAGGGCATGCAGCAGGAGACCCGCTGGATGTTCCCCCAGACCGGCGCCATGGACCGCTGCTCGTGGTGGACGAGGTTCCGCCCGCTCTACGGGATCCTCGGCGAACGCGCCCCTCACGTGCCGTGGTGGGGCTACGCCATCGCGGGCGCCATGCTGGCGCTGGGAGGACTCCATGTCTTCGGATGATACCCAGGGCGCCGAGGGCGGCCCGAAGCTCGTGGAGGAGACCCAGGAGCCCACAGCCACCCAAACAGAGGACCGGCCGGCTACCCCAGAGGAGCAGCTCGCGGTGCTCACGCAGTTGGTGACCGAGCAGAGCGGGAGGCTCGGCATGCTCGAGCGAACCGTGCTCATGATGCGCCGAGCTCTCCAGGACTGCGTGGCCGACATCGAGACCAACCGCCACAGGCTGGGCGTGCTCGTCGAGAACTGGGATGGCTCAGACCGCGACACCCTCAACATGATCGCCCTCATCGACCAGGAGGTGGAGCGAGAGGCCCACCTGCGAGCGATGCCGATGTTCGCCTTCATCGAGAACCCGATGAACGGTCTGCTGGCTGTGAGTGCGGCCATCGAGGAGGGCGACGAGGACAAGCCCCACCGCATGCACTTCCTGTCCATGGACGGCCCCTACATGGTGCTGCGCGGCAAGTACGCCGAGGGGGCGGACCCGCAGGAGTGCATGGACAACGCCCGCAAGATGCTGGGTGAGGTGGGGGTGGCTATCGATGAGGCGATGAAGCAGGCGCAGGAGGATGGCGAGTGAGCGTTGATGGCCTGATATGCGACCCGTGCTTGCGAGAGGCCCCACCGCTGGCAGCCGCTGCGTGCGGGCAGTGCGAGCACAACCCCAGCAACCAAGGCGCAGCCGGCCTCAGGTACGCCCTGCAAGTGGAAATCGGCATGACGGCGCGACCGACGCTGAGCACTGTCCAGGAGTGCTTGCGTCGAATCAACAGCACGGCGCCAGCCCAGTCTCGATACAGGGGCCAACTTGTGCGTGATGCGCTGGACAATATCTCCAAGATAGCAGCGCTGGCCGAGGCAGTGAGGATGGAGGACGAGTGATGTACGACGAACCGAAGAACGAAGAGTGGATCACCCGCAAGGCGGCGACGGACAAGATCCGGGAGGGCGGCGAGAGGGTATACGAGGAGACGCTCCAGAGGGCCGACAGGGTCGGCTTCGTTGCCAGGATTCGAGAGTACCCAGAGGCCGTCGCCAGGCGCGAGCAGTACGCCCACGTCTACAACCGCACCATCGCCAACCTCAACGGGTTCCTCGCGCGCTTCCCCGAAGTCGTGGCCGAGGGCATCGTCGCCGAGATGAGGCTGTCCATGTTCAGCCGGGCCGTGGGCAACATCCGCGCCGCGTGCGAGGTGCTGGGCTCCAAGCCCGGCGAGGACTTCTACCAGATGGCGTGCAGGGTCCAGCAGGAGCGGCTGGGACTGTACGCCGAGATACGACGGATGAAGGAGGAAGCGTGATGGGACTTTGGGAATGGATCGTCGTGGTGCTGGTGGCCGCGGTCGCGTGCTTCGTGGTGTTCATCGTGGCACCGCTTGGCCTCTACTGGATCGTCATGCGGGCCGTCTTCGGCAAGGACCCGCTTCGGATGTTCCGTGAGCGTAACGACGACAGAGACAAGCGGGCGAGAGAGATGATGGAGCGGGCACGGAAGCGACACCATGACGAGGCGAAGGCGGACTGGAATCCGAGAGGGGGAAATATGGAAGGGGGCGATCTATGACCGACCAAGTAGCCCAGCGCATCGCCGAGCAGATGGCCCAGCAGAGCCAGGAGAACGCGGTATTGGTCCAAGCGCTCAAGGCTGCGAGGCTGCGGGAGCGCTGCGGGATGCTTGCGTCTGACCACCTGAGGTACGACGCGGGCGACTTCGTTCCGTCGCTGCCGGAGTTCGAGAAAGCCAAGGAGTACATCTGTAGGAAGTACAGCGCCGATGAGGCAGCACAAAGGCGCACCGTTGACATGCGAGTCACTGACCATCTCATCGCCCCGGACATCTACATCGGTGGGCTCTGGCCGGAAGGGGAGAGCATTCCGATTGCTCAAGGGGACTTGCTCGAGGTGGATGCGTTCAGCCGAGAGGGTGATTCGTTTGAGATAACCCTTCGGGTTGTGGGGGAAGCGTGATCCCGAACGACGGTGACGTTCTTGAGCTACTACGCGATCTCGAATGGTCGTATCGGCACGACCAGGAGGGTCCTTGGGTCGAGGGAGGCCCAACCTATGACACGTTTTGTCTCTGCCCCATCTGCCACGGAGAGAAGCCAACCCATGCGGACGGATGCAGGCTTGAGAAGAAAATCCAGCAGATCGACAGGTGTATGAAATGACCGACCAAGTAGCCCAGCGCATCGCCGAGCAGATGGCCCAGCAGAGCCAGGAGAACGCGTTCCGCAACATGCTGGACAGGTTCCTACCGCAGCACCCGATGGTGCAGGAGTTGCGCATTCGGGTCTACGCAGCCGAGCAGGATGTTGAGTTCCAGGTGGCGCTACTCCAGCACATGATCCCCCGGCTGCCCGACGACCTGGCGAAGGAGATGGCGGGCAAGGTGTTGGATCTCGGCGAGGAGTTCACCGAGCGCATGCGCGTCGAGGCCCTGCCCCGCCACCCGCTTCTGATGCACGGCGGCAACCCAGCCCTCACGCCATTCGGTGAGCCGCTGGTGGGCGCTGTCGCGGAAGAGGGCGACATCGGGTGCAAGGCCACGATCATCACGGCCGGCGAGCTCGGCTTCAGCGCCCTGGACGGGCTCACGTTCACGGGCAAGGACAAGGCCGACGTGATCAAGCAGTGCTCGGACGCCCTCGATGGGCTGCTGGAGTCGGTGAACGCGGGCAACGAGAAGGAAGAAAAGGGAGTGATCATCCAGTGACCACCAAGCTACAGACCGCACCCGAGATCATCGCGTACCTGGACAAGCACCCCGACATCGCGTGGGACGTGCAGGCCCACAACTTCAAGATCACGAGGCCACACAAGCGGAAGCTCGCAACCATCTACGACACTCGGCACGGGCTCCCTGTCGCCTCTGCGGCAATGAGAGAAGGCAGGTGGGGCGTTCAGACTGCGCACGCGATTGGCACGCAGTCTTGGCATGAAACTCGTGAGGAAGCCGAGGACGTGGCGGAGGCGTACCTGATCGGCAAGGGGTACAAGATCGCCCCTGAGGGGAAGGTATGAGCGCCGCGGAGTGGAAACCGGGGCCACCGACTGAGCCTGGGCTGTGGTGGGTTGAGACCTTTGTTTGTGACGTGTGGCTGCTTCGATGGACTGCTGCCGGTGTGAAGCATTGGGTATGGCCGGAGATCCAGGCGGCCGGAGAATCACAGATCCAGGGGTGCGGATTACATGCCCCTGTGGAGCCCCCATCATGACCACCGCACCCGACCGCGAACGCATGAACTCCATGGCGATCACCATCGCCAGCTTCGGCCCGCTGTGGGCTTCACAGGGCGCCATCAACCTCGCCGAGATCGCCAAGTGGCCCACGGTCGCCAAGCTCAAGGACGTGTTCAAGGACAAGCCCGCGGTCATCATCGCCCCGGGCCCGTCGCTGTCCAAGAACCTCGAGTTGCTGCGTGACCTCAAGGGCCGAGCGGTGCTCATCGCCTTCAGCCGGTGCCTGGAGATCCTCAGGCCCGCGGGCATCGTGCCCGACCTGGTGGTGGTGCTCGACCCGCTGGATCTGCTGTTCCACTTCGAGGGCTACCCCGTCGAGGAGCTGGAGGGCATCGTCATCGGCATGACGTGCAACCGCAACCTGTTCCGGCTGCCGGTCAAGCGCGTGTTCACCTTCAGCGGCAACGCCACCGTGGAGTCCTGGCTGTACGAGGCCCTGGACGGCTTCGACACCTTCCTCGATACGAGCTGCTCCGTGGCCACCACGACCACGAGCCTGGCCGTCAAGATGGGCTGCGACCCCATCATCTACGTGGGCCAGGACTTGAGCTTCTCGGGCAACCGCTACTACGACAAGGGCAGCAGGGACGGCGGAGCAAGGCTGGAGGCGTTCCCCCAGCCCGATGCCCACCAGTTGGCCCTGGAGGCAGCAGCAGCAGCCACCCTGGAGTTGCTCGAGTCTGCGGGCTCACCTCACGCCGCGATGGGTCGCCAGAAGATGACGGCCGAGCGCGACCTGCGAGAGCAGGGCGTCCAGGTGACCGGCTTCTCCGAGGACAGCAAGAAGGTCGAGGCCAGTGGGCGCGCGGTGCTCTCGCGCATCGGTCGCGTGGTCAAGGTGCCCGGCTACTACGGTGGCAAGGTGAAGTGTACGCCCTCATTCTCGTGGGTCGGTGAGTGGCTGGAGAAGCGCATCGCCGATCACAAGAAGGGGCGGTTCATCAACGCCACCGAGGGAGGCCGCAAGATCGAGGGCTGCATCCACGCCCCCCTGGCCACGGTCATCGACGGCGGCGAGGTGAGGCTGGGGACGAAGCTGCTGGCCGAGCTCGAACCCCTGGCCAACGAGCGCCTCGATGTACCTGGCACGCTCCAGGGCATCGTGGACAGCATCGACGTGAAGGCACAGCGCAAGGCCCTGATGAAGATGGCCAAGCGCAACAAGCGCTCTCTGGTGCGCGCCCACGCCTACGCGTCGAAGCTGCTGCCACTCACCTACGAGACGCTGGAGGATGCCTTCGGGCGCAGGGCTCGGCGCCTCCACGCCAAGATGCAGCGGGAGCTGGAGGGGGCTTCGATGTTCGCTAGCGTGGCCCAGCAAGCCGAGTACGACGCCATCTTCCAAGCGGCCAAGAAGGCGGCGACCGTGAACGACGTGAGCGACTGCGTGGAGGGCCTATGCCAGGCCACGCAGCGGGCAGCGGAGATCGGCGTGCTATCGTTGGACAGGGGGATATGGGAGATGGAGCATGGCAGCCCGTGACGATCCCAACGAGGTCTTCGGTGGTCTGAGCGCCGACCAGTTCGAGGCGGCATCCATGATCGCCCACGGCTCCACCTTCAAGTCCGTCCGCGAGCGCTTCGGCATCGGCGACACCCGGCTGCGGCAGTGGCGCGCGCTCCCCCAGTTCCAAGCCCTGATGACCGATGCCCAGGGCGAGATGAAGGAGATGCTCGCAGGGCGCCTCTACGTGTACGCCGTGGAGTGCCTCAACATCGCCGTGGGGATCGCCAGGGACGAGACCGTCCAGCCCCACACTCGCGCAGCCACATCCGTAGCCCTGGCCAAGATTGGTATCCAGCAGCTCCCCGCTGAGCAGGCCACCCGCATCCACATCACCTTCGGCGAGGACGACCCGCCTCCTCCGCCGCGTGAACTACCGCCGCCCCCCATCATCGACGCCCGCACGGACGACGACGAGTGACGCACAGCACCATCAGCCCCCGCAGGATGTACACCAGAGCCGGCAAATTCGTGCAGCCGAACCCGGTTCAGGACTGGGCTCTGACTGCATTCAGGTCGCCGAGTGTGCGCGACCTCCTCCTGGTGGGGGGCCTCGGTGGAGCGAAAACATCGACGGCAAACCAAGGGCTGTGCGAGGTCATGGCCTATAACGCGTGGGTCACGGGGGGCCAGCCGCTCCACTACTTCATCGTGGCGTCCAGCTTCACCCAGCTCCACAGAGTGACCCTGGACACGTTCCGCGGCGTGTGGAACGCGATGTGCGGAATCACTGGAAGCACCGAGGAGGCGTTCAGGTCCAACCCCACCGTGCTGCGAATCGACAAGCAACAGAACGTCTACCAGCTAGGGATCGGAGCCGAGATCCACCTTGGTACGGGAGAGAATTCAGCCAAGGCCCTTGAGGGCGGCGAGTACACGGCAGGCCTCTGTGATGAGCCGATGCTGTGCAAGGAGGAGACCCAGCCTCGAATGCGTGAGCGGCTGAGGGAGAATGTGGATGGAACGATTCGGGGGCTGATCTCAGCTGGAACGCCTCGTGTCGGATGGAGCCTGGCATGGATGCACAACCGCTTCGGGCGCGGCCTTGACAACTACCAGGTAACACCGGACGGACGCCTCCGTGTGTCGATGCCAACGCGGCTCAACATCGCCAACCTTCGACCTGGATACATCGACGACCTCAAGCGGATGTACTCGCCTCGGATGATGGAGGCCATGCTCGAGGGCCGCTTCGTCATCATGAGCGGAGCGGTGTACTCGGACTGGGGAGCGGACTCCATCGTGGACGAGCCGCACGACCCCAAGAAGCCGATCATCGTCGCATGGGACCCGGGGTTCCGGCACTCGGCGCAGGTCTGCCACCAGCCAACCAACGCGCGCTTCAACGGCACCCCCGTGGTCGGCGAAAAGGGGTGGGTCATCTTCGACGAGGTGATCATGGCCGACACCAAGACGGCCGACCAGGCGCACGCCCTGGCCCGTCGGCCGTGGATGAAGGACCGCTCCCACATCACCATCGCGCACGACCCGGCCGGCGTAGCCAAGCAGAGCACCAGCGGCTCCTCGGACATGCTGGAGTTCGCCGAGGTGCTGGCCAAGTACGAGGTCGCCGTGGCCTTCAAGAGCAGCCGCAAGAAGGAGGACCACTCCATCGAGCAGCGGTGCGAGCGCCTCAGGGCCACCGTGATGGACGCGGAAGGCGTGCGGCGCCTGCTCATCAACGGGGACGTGGCGGCACGCGAGTACCGGCCTGGAGAGGACGGCAGCGCCACCATCGGCATCTATCGAGGGATGCTCGAGCAGCCGTTCAAGCGCGACACCAACATCCCCGACGACGGTGCGCAGTGGAAGCCGTGGACCCACGCCCCGGATGCCGAGGGGTACTTCGCTGTCTTCGTGAACCCCGTCCGCGAGCAGTTGGACATGTCGTGGCAGGAGGTCGCCAACGAGGGCCACATCGGGGGCGCCCTGGGCTCCGGGGTCGGGGGCATGCCCGACGAGAGCTGGAACGAGATGGAATTTTGAGGGGGCCTACGCGTATGGTCTAGGAGGAGGTGCCCATGCGAACCGCTCTCATCCTGTCCCTGCTGGCATTCATCGGCTGCACCCCAGCCACCACCGTCTGCACCAGCGTATGGCCCGACATGCCCGGTCTGGACGCATGTAGCGGACCAACACGAGACCTCCCGCGCGAGGGGGACTTCACCCTGACCCTCAAGACCGGGTGGTATCCAGGCGACGTGCAGCACGCCACGCAATGGACCCAGGGCCACAACCCGTTCACCACGGCCACCGATGGAAGCGACTACGAGCTATTGGACGGAAGCCCACCGCGCTCAGAGTCTTGCGGGCCGTTCAACGGACTGCACGCCACGGGCTCATTCTCCGAGGTGAGCGATGCCGATGCCGACGACCATCCGAGCTGCTGGAGGATGCAGGTGCTGCCGACCGAGCCCTACCCGGCGTGGGACAGCTACATGGACGGCTACGGGCCCAACGGGATGGGGCGGCACATGTGGCAGGAGTTGACGGTGGAACTGCTCTAGAACTGATCCCCTACGCCCCCCACGGGCCCGCCCCCCAACTCCTTCTCGATGTCCTTCAGCCCCTTCTCCACGGCCCACCTCAGGATCGCCGTTCTGGAGGGGCGACCGAACGCCGCCATCTCGTGCCCATCACGCTCCATACGCTGTGCGAGGCTGGAGGCGCGCACCGCCTGCTCGTGGTAGACCTTGGTCTGAGTCTCGTGGTCAACGTTGCTTCGGCGCATCGGCGTCCTCCTGGCCCCATAATAGCCACGTCCTCCCCGGGTGCCAAGCGGTAGCCTCGCGGGAATTCCATAGCGCAGGCTAACAAGCACCCTCCATGCTAGGTGGCGATGGTCGCCTCCAGTCGACAGATCAAACGCGTGCTCGTTCGTCGCCGCACATCGGCCCCAAAGACACACCCGCGTGGCGATCTGCTACCCGCTGCCGTGGATGTGCGAGACCTCCAGGACGCCTACCAGGCCGGCGTGGAAGACGGCCAGCCCAGGGGGTGGAGCGGGACCGCGGTCGCAGGCGGATACATCGAAGGCGTCGAGCCCAACACCGATCTACGGAACCGCGCATGGAGGGGCTACACCAACTCCCCCGGCATCGGCGAGCAGATGTACCTCACGGACGGGGCGGTGGCAGCCTCGGCCAACGAATGGATCGAGCGAGCCCAGAACGCCGACTGGCGCATCGACCCCGGCGACACCGACGACCCTGACGGCCAGATGCACGCGGAGTTCGCACGCCGCAACCTGTTCGAGCTGAGCGCCACCTCGTGGCTGTCCAACGCGCGCAACTTCGCCAAGGCCATCATGTGGGGCTGCGCGCTGGCCGAGACCATCTTCGCTCGAGACAGCAAGGACGAGGCCCCCACGTTCCAGAAGGTCGAGGGGCGGCGCCTGGCTCGGTGGGAAGAGACGGGGCAGTTCGACCGCGACCACTACATCCTCACCGACCTGGCTCCGAGGCTCCCCACGTCCATCGAGGAGTGGCGACAGGACACGGAGACGGGCTCATTCGACGGCATCGTCCAGACCAGCCCCCTCGACAACACCGCCCGCTCCGGCAGCTTCGGCGAGGTCTTCATCGGAGCGGAGCATCTGGTCCTCGTCACCTACGGCGGCGACGGCAACAACTGGGAGGGCTTCTCGCGCTTCCGTTCGGTCTACATCCCGTGGAAGGCGCGGCAGACCCTGCTCCGTATGGGCGTCATCGCGGCCGAGCGCTTCGGCGTGGGCGTGCCCATCGCCAAGCAGACGGAGGATGGCTGGGCTGACCGCGCAGGGGCCAAGGCGGCATGGGCCGAGGTGAAGCGCCAGGTGGCCCGCTACCGAGGCGGAGCCCAGGCGTGGATGGCGCTGCCATTCGGCGTGGACGTCGAGGTCCAGGAGCCGGCGCTACCCGCTGCCCAGCATGTGCTCGCTCTGTACAACCAGATGGCGATGGACATTCACATCGCGGGCGAGACTCAGCACCTCATCCAGGGCACCCAGCAGGTGGGCACCTACGGGCTACGAGAGGGTCAGTCCAGCGAGTTCAAGGCCACCATCAACCCGTTCCTGCGAGCCATCGCCCGCGCCGTCAACAAGTCCGTCATCAAGCCCCTCATCGACCTCAACTGGCTAGGCGTGAAGCGATACCCGGAACTCACGTTCGGGGACCAGCAGCACGGCTCGACCAAGGAGGATATGGAGGCCTACCAGATCGGCGTGACCAGCGGCGCAGTCACCCCGCAGATCGAGGATGAGGAGTTCTTCCGCAGTCGCTTCCAGTGGCCTGAGATGACCGAGGAGAGTGAGGAAGCCCGCACGAACGAGCCAGCCGCCGTAGAGCCTGAGCCCGTCATCGAGCCCCCCGAAGACGAGGAGCCCGAGGTGGTGGCCGGCGCTTGTGGCTGCGGGTGCTCCGAGATGTTCGGCACGGTCCCATTCGAGGACGAGCCCTCTGACGGCTCACCCGCCGCCGATGTTCGCCTGCTGGCCGAGTCCAAGTTCGACGCCAACACCAGCCGCATGTCGCGCGTGGAGGCCGTCGAGCGCACGAGCATCAGGCTGGCCGCACAGGTCCAGACGCTGGTGCTCACGCCGTACCTCAAGAAGATCGAGCCCGCGCTGGAATCCGGTGACGCAGCTGCCATCGTCGGTGGGGCGGCCTGCGTCGTCGAGGAAGGGCTTGGCCGTGGGATGCACGTAGCGCCCGCCGAAGAGGCTGAAGCGGAGCTTCTTGAAGTAGCGGGCGTTGGCGCGCACGTCGGCCTCGATGGTGCTGCCGTTCGGCCCGCGGTCGTTCCGCTGCGACAGAAACGTGTAGTGGGTGTTCCCGAAGATGTAGGGGTGCGTGCCGTCCGAGCGGCGGTACCAGCGGCGGCCCGGGCTGTCCGCGTCGGGCAGCCAGAAGCCTGGGTGCTTCGAGGGCAGGGCGGCCACGACGTCGCCCTGGTGCTGGCCAGCCAGTCGAGGCTGGTTGGAGTGGACTTTCGCCAGCACCCACCGGCCCGGCTTCGTCGGGCAGAAGCGCACCCTGAACACGTCGCCTCGGGCGCCGCCTCGGCCATCGCCGTCCCAGAAGCCGTGCACGGTGTGTGCCGTCGCTCCATCCTCGTGCTGGAAGACAGCCCATAGCTCCACGTCGCGCGCCGGCGCGTCGGTCGGGCCGAGCATCGGGCCGGCAAAGGCGATCTCGACGACCGAGAAGGCCTCGGCCCGGGCGAGTTCCGCCGCGCCAACGAGGCATGGCCCGGCCGCCGCCAGGACTGTCAGCACGAGGAGGGCACGGTGGTGTCGTTGCACGGCTCTACGCCTGTCCAGCGGCGTTGTGGCCGTTGAAGTGGTAGCCGCAGGGGGTGTGGGGCGCCACGAAGTCGCGCTCGGCGAGGTCGCGCTCGTCGATGGGAAAGGTCTGGCAGTTGAGGGAGCGGCGGCCGTCGTATTTCTGGCACTGCGACTGGCCGCCGTCGTAGGCGAGCTTCAGGCAGCGGATGCCCATCTGGCAGCAGGCGCCGCAGTGGACGCACTCGCCCTGGCGTTTGGCGAGCTGCTGCTCCACATAGCCGCGACGGAAGTGGTTGAGGAGCCAGCGGCGGGGGCGGCCCCGCAGCAGCGTGAGGCGCTGCCAGAGCGGGAGCCGGGCAGGCTCGAAGGGCTCGGCGGCGCGGTCGTCAGGCTCGGTGCTCACGGAGGCTCCTTGCGGGAGGGGGAGACGGCTACGGTTCCGTGCTGGGGGGCGACGGCGTGTCGTCGTCGAACGAGTAGCCGCAGCGCACGTCGGACACGATGAGGGCGCGATCGCGCAGGTAGCGGTCGTCGATGGGGAAGATGCGGCAGTTCATGGGGCGCGTGGTGTGGCGCTTGCTCTCGGCGACGGGCTGATGG